TAACTTCAGTCCATGAAGATCCATTGTATAATTCTGTTCTAGCAACGGTTCCTCCAGCTAATACTGCTGCACTATGTGAGTCAGCTCCCATACCTCCTGATCTTCTGGCCGTATTTAAATTTCCACCCGATGCCCACGCACCAGTACCATAAACTATGGCTGTTATATTCATGGTGCCGTCTGTTGAGTTGTAATAAATTTGTCCTTCGTTTTTAATTGTGTCGCCTATTCCACCTGCTGTCCATTCTGCAGTTACTACTGAATTAGGTATACCTCCAAAAGATGCACCATTTGTATTTGAAGCATTACTGGAAGAACCCATTGTTTGGGTAGCAGTTGCAAAATTAGCTACTTCTGCCCATGCTGAACCATCCCATGCTTCTGTGTTTGCAGTCATAGCTGTGTCTGTATTACCACCAAAAACTAAAGCCGCTGTTGTAAGTCCAAATCCATTTAATTGAAATCTTGCTGTATTTAAATCAGCTACTTCTGTCCATGCAGAACCATTCCAAATTTCTGTAAGAGCTACTGCACCTGATGGACTACCTCCTGCTGATATTGTTGCTGTTGAAGTTCCACTTGAAGCTGAAGCATTTTTTGCACTATTAACTTCAGTTGTTTCTGTCCAAGAAGTTCCATCCCATAATTCTACTTGTGTTTGTTGATCTGGTCCACCACCTACAGATATTGCGGCTGTTGTAATACCAGCGCAACTGTTATTGCTTTTTGAAGTATTTAAGTTATTTACTTCAGTCCAACCAGAACCATTCCATAATTCTGTATTAACAGTACCTCCACCTATTCCTAGTGATGCTCCTTGAAGTCCCGTGCCACCTAAAAGTGATCTTGCTGTGTTTAAATCTGCTACTTCAGTCCAACCTGTTCCATTATAAGCCTCTGTTAATGCCACTACACCTGGACCATTATCTCCTCCAAAAGCTAAAGCTGAATCTTGAGATGCGCCAGAACCTGTCATTTCTTGCCTGCCTGTATTTAAATTACCACCCGCTGACCATACGCCATTAGGAGCACCTGAATCCAATGGATCAGTTGCAAGGCTCTTGACATTAAATCCTTTTATGGCTTTGAAATCTGTCATAAGAACTTTACTAAATTATATTATATGTAGCTGGTCTAGATCCTAGTCTTGAAATTTTTTCAGCTGATGATTCACCTGAAACATTATCATTGTCCCAAACACCTTGAGCTGTTTCAATAACGCCTGTTACGATAGCTTGTGCTTCAGATTTTGTTTTAACAGTGCCAGAAATTCTTGCTATCCATTGATCACCATAGTTATTATCACCTGTAATCCAAACATCACCAGGGTGACCTTCTAGATGAAATCTTGTTCTATCTTCATGGGTAAAAAAGTCTTTACCTGTGTTAGTTGCTGTACAATATTTATATGCCATAGTTTACTCCTTTTTTGTTAGTTATAATCTTATTGTTAGCTTAAATCAATTGTTTTAATAGGGCTAGCAACTGTCCATTCTTCTGTTGCGGCTGTTACATTACTATTATCTCTACCACCTGCGGCTAAACCTAAAGTAGCAGATCCTTGTCCAGACACTTCTCTTCTTACATTTGCTAAATCAGCAGTTTCAGTCCAACTTGAATTATCCCAAGATTCAGTAATTGCAACATTAGCATTGGTAAAACCTCCAAAACCAATAGCAGAAGGTTGTAATCCTGCAGCACCTAAATTACTTCTTGCAGTATTTAAATCACCAACTTCAGTCCAAGACGTTCCGTTGTAAGCTTCATTTAAAGCTGAAACACTACCTGAATCTCCACCAAAACCTATTGATGCAGTTTGCACACCGCAACCTGCTAGTTGTTTTCTTGCTGTATTTAAATCTCCTGATTCTGTCCAGCTAGTTCCATCAAATTCTTCTGTTAATGCTTGTAATGTACTTCCAACTAAACCACCAAAAACTAAACCTGCTGTATCAACACCTGATCCTGCTAAATTTGTTCTTGCAGTATTCATATCATTTACTTCAGTCCAAGAAGTACCATTATATTTTTCTGTTAATGCAAATGTTCCAGGTGGAGCAATACCACCTGCGGCTAAAGCTGCAGTTTGAATACCAAGTCCTGCTGCAGTAGTTTTTGCAGTATTCATATCATTTTGTTCTGACCAAGAAGAACCATTATACTCTTCTGTTTTTGCACCTTGTGAAATACCTCCTGGAGGAGCGCCTTCACCTCCAGCAACTAAACCTGCTGTTTGTATTCCTGCACCTAATAATCCTTGTCTAGCTGTACTTAAATTTCCACCTGATGCCCATGCAGATGATTGAGGTCCTACAAATTTAAAAATACCAACGCCATCTGAATCATAGTAAAGCTGTCCTTCAAATGAAGCTCCTGCTCTATCACCTGATATTGTTTTTACTGGTACACCTTTAATTGTTTTAAATGCTGTCATTGGTTATTACCCTCTAACTAGCCAACCTTGAGTTCCATCTGTAAAAACTAATGTCAAAGCTGCTCGTTCAACGCTTATTGTTAAATCGTCTGTAGATGCGTTAATTTTTTCTGAACCATTAGCAGCAACGGTTAAAGCATTAGAATCAAATGTACCTGCGTAATCTATAATTGAAACTTCATCTCCAATAGATCCTGCAGGAAGTGTAACTGTAAAAGCAGCTGACGTTGTATTTGCAAAAATACCTTGTCCAGCGGCTGCTGTAAAGTTTCCTGTTTTAACAGCTTGCCAATCAGTACCACCAGAGTTATCTACAAAAGCTAATGTGCCAGAACCGTCTGTTGTTAAAATTTGATTTGCATCACCATCAGCAGTTGGTAATGTCATTACTACTGTACCAAAACCTAATGCATCAGTAAACGTTGTACCGTTTACATGTACGTTTTTAAATTGTAAAGAATTTGTTCCTAAGTCTACATCATTATCTGTAACAGGTGCAATTAATCCATCTGCCATTGTAAATTGTGCAGTTCCACCAGCTGAAAATGCCATTGTATCAGCAGCACTAAATAATAAACCTGTGTTAAGATCTCCTGTATTACTAATCGCAGGAGCTCCTGCTGTTCCATCAATTGCTGAAATTTGTCCTCCAGCAATTATAACACCTGCACTTGTAACCGTTCCAGCAAAAGCAATATTTGCTCCAGCCATAGTTGTATTTAATGTTGTGCCATCAAAAATTGTAATGTGTGTTCCATCATTTGTTATTTTACCAAATTGAGTCCCATCATCTTTAAAAACTATATCTGCTCCGCCTGCATCTAAATTAATATCTGCTACTGAATCTAATGTAATATCTCCAGAGTTAGAAGAAGCAAGTGTGACACCTGTATGACCATCTATGGATACTAATCCAGCGTTTGAATCAACTACTACGTTACCACTTGTTGTTGCAATAGATACTGCTGCATCACCAACTGTAATATCATCTGCGGCTACTTCACCTCCTGCAACATATGTTTTAATTCTTGAAGCTAAAACTTTTTTATTTGTACCGCCTGCACCATCGTCAATAATAAATACATCTGCATCTACAATGGCTGCTCCTATTTCTGTTCCGCCATCTAGGTCTAAAGCTGTTAAAGCAACTTTATTTGCTGTACTTATTGTAGCTAATTTAGTGTCTACAATTGCTGCTGAAGCATTTACATCAGCGTTAACAATAACACCAGAAGCGATTGCAACTGCACCATTTGCAGCTAAAGTAATATCTCCGCTTATTGCTACTGGATTAAAATTTGTACCATCTGCAACTAATGCATGTCCTGATGTATTAGTTCCCATTACTAAATCATCACCAGTAATAGTTAAGTCTCCACCAACAGTAACATCTCCTGTTGTAGTAATAGAATCTATAAAAGCGTTTTTCCATCTAACACCTGTTGTTCCTAAATCTACATCGCTATCTGTTTGTGGTCCAAAAATTCCATCTGCAACATATACTTGTTCTGCGTTTGCTGCATATAAATGAATTTCGTTTGCTGTTTCAAAATCTATTTTAGTTTCATTATCTTCACCAATTTTAATATCTGTTGCTAATAAAGATGTAATACCTGTTTGAGCAGCATCTAAGTTTAATGTGTTTGTTGAAAGTGTAATACCTGTGCCAGCTACTAAAGCTGTTTTAGAAATTGCAATTGCTGCTGAAGAATTTACATCAGCATTAACAATAACTCCTGATCCTATTGCTGCTACTCCTGAAGAAGCTATTGAAATATCTCCTGATATAACAACTGGATTATAATTTGTACCATCACCAATTAAAGCTGCACCCGATGTATTGGTTGCCATTGTTAAGTCATCACCAGAGATTGTTAAATCTCCAGCAAGTGTGGCATTGGCTCCACTAAAAGTTAACGCTGTAGTTGTTCCTGATTTAATTATTAAATTTCCTGAGGTGTTTGTTAAACTACCATAAGTTGTGCCTGCATCTTTTAAAAATATATCAGCACCATCTGCGTCAAGTACAATATCTGCAACTGAATCTAAAGTTATGTTTCCAGAACTTGTAGTTTGAATTGTAACACCTGTGTGACCGTCAACTGTAGTTGTGCTTGCTTGTGAATCAATTAATACTGCACCAGATGACGTTGCAAAACTAGATGCTGCATCACCAGTTGTAATATTGTCTGCAGGAATAGAAGATGAAATAATTTCATTAATATTAGTACCATCAGCAAATAAAAATTTAGATCCTTTATCCGCAGTTGAAAAAGTTACACCTGATCCTGATGCTGTTTTAAATTGTACTGTGTGTGATCCTGATGTTCCGTTTACAACAATAAACGTTTTTTCTAAAGAATCTGGAACAGTTACAATTTGATTGCCTGATATTGTTCCTGTAAGTTTTATAATAGCACTTCTTGCAACTGATGTAGATTCTGTTGCATCGCCGTCTGTAATTGTTAAAGTTGTAGTTGCTGCACCACCTGCAATAGATTTTTCTACATAACTAGCAACGGCTGCTTGAACCATGCTTAGATTGGTATTAGTTTTATCTCCCCATGTACCAGCGTTTTCGCCAGTTGCCATTAGTTCTAAACCGAGTGTTGTAAATGTTGATGCCATAATTTAATTCCTATTGTTTTACTTCTTGGACAGCTAGCCTAACTGTTCCATCAGTGTAATCATCTCGTCTTCTTCTACCTATTTGTTCTCCACCAAATTTTTGAACTTCTTCTTTGTATTTTTGCTCGTATAATTGTAACATATCCATTGGCCCTTTTAAATAGGCATATGATTCTACTAAAGCAGCATATAGTAAACCATTTGGAAAATTTAAACTAATGAAATTTGTCTCATTGCTAGAAGCTTCTAACTTAGCTGGTATAGCATTGTAATGAATTTTGTATACATATGTAGCATTTGGTATTGGAGATAATAATATTGCTCCTGAAGTAGTATTTGTATTACCACTTGCTCCACCTTTCATAGCAAAGTATTTAGGTCTTCCTGTAACACGTGCACCATTAAACTCATCTAAGAATGTCATATCTCTTTTTTCTAAAAAAATTGGATTATTAAAAGCTGCTGTAGAATCAGCAACTTCAACTGCTCTTACAAACAAAGCTCCTGCTGGTACATTTGCATGTTCCTGGTTTGCCACTAAATTATCTTGAGCTGTTTTTCTATATGCATCACTAGGTATATCTCTAAAAATTCTGTACTCTGCATTTAAAACTATGTTCTCAATAACAGCATCAGTTAGCACGGTGCTAGTAACTTCTGTGTAGTTTCTAATATTTGTTCTTAAATCTGAGTAACTAATTCCTGCCATATTATCCTCTTTGATTTACAGGTCCTGCAAATACAAAACTGCCTCCACCTGTTCCACCTGTTGTTGCCGATGAAGCTAAACTAAAAGTAAAAGAGAAACTATATGATGTAGATACTCCATTATCTGTAATTGAGCTTGTTGTTCTTGTTATTATATACGATCCAAAAACTTTTGCACCTGAATTGTGTGCTCTTGCTGTTGTAACATTTGGTGTAACTCCAGTAATAGGAGCCGCTGTGCCTCTTGTACAGCCTGTTAAATTATTACCAGATTTACCTGTATATTGAATTGTTTCATTTGCAAATTTACCTACTAATAACTCATTAGTTGTATCATCAGAAGTTAGTACCTTTTCAATAACAATAAATCCACTAGTTGGAAAATTAGTTGCATCTGATAAAGTAATAGTAGTATCTGAATTAGTTAGATTTTCATTTAATGTAGTTTCTAATTCAAAAACACTTGAGGCAACACTACCTGCAGAAGATTTTACAGATGTAAATCTAATAGCATCACTTGTTTGAAAAGAATTTGTATCAATTCCTTTACTATCAGGAGAAATATAAACTACAACTGAAGTTAAAGATGAAGAAGTAATAAAAGGGTTATCCATTAAAACACTAGGCGTTGCAAATTCTACTCTATCTGGCCTTGCATTTTTAAGACCTTGTTCATCTCCGTGATGAGCACTTATTTCTAATTGAGGATGTTTTGATTCAAATTCTGATTTATGTACAATAGAACCACTCCATTCTTCAACCATTTCAGTGTATGGAAATTGCATTCCTGATCTATCTGATATTGCTTTTGAAAATTTTCCTCTTGCCATTATGTTCCTGGGTAATACACTTTTGGTGTTATGTGAACACTAGTAGAAGAACCATCTTCTGATAATGCTCTAGCTAATTCATCTTCATAAAGTAATTTCATTTGTTGAACTAACTGTGGGTTAAATTTTTGTGATAAGTAAAAAGCTAGACCAGATACCATACATGGTACAAATCTAAATGGAACATCTGTTGCATCTGTATAAGTAGATGATGCGTCTTGTATTCTTTTTACAAAATAAATATGAGCAGCTTTTGCTGCATTACTAGAATCAGCTGTTGGATAAACTGTTACAACTGTTTTTTCTACAAATCTTTGAACAAAATATTTTGATGGTGTTCCTTTTGATAATTTATTTGCTAGAGCTGAATAAGTTGATCTGTCTATTTTTGTAAGTGCAGAATCTGCTTGAGCTACTGCAGTTCTACTTGTTCTTAAAGTTGCTTCAAGAACATCTGCTACACCATAAGTATTAGCAGGATCTGTAACTGCACTTGTTCCATCACCGGTTGATCTAAACAAAATATATTCTGCTTGACCTTCAACTAAATTAATATCAGCTTCTCCTACTTCCCAATAGTGTAAACCTCTATTGCCCCATTCTTGAAACATTATATTTAAAGAACGTCTTGCTGTTTTTAATTGATATCCAGAGCTTACCTGTGAACCTATACGTTCGTATGCTTCTGCAATTATCTCATCAACTGCGAACGTTTTGTCAAAAGTAACTGCGCCTGAAGTTGTATTGGCCATTAGTTACCTTCCTATGAATATTCTTTAATAAATTCAGCTACGATTGAGTACATATTTCCAGAGTCTGCTGCGCCTGGAACCACAAAATTAATATCACCGTTTGTGTTATCGTTTCTGCTTGCTGGACAACCACCAAATTCTCTAAAGTCCCAATAGCCTGTTCCTGTAAAACCAAGTAAAGGTCTATCACCATCTGAATCTTCAAAATCTAAACGAGCGAATGAATCTCCGCCATCTCCACCTTGAGCTGAGAACCATACTCTTTGTAATGTTCCTCTTGTTACAGCTTGTCCTGCTATATTTGCTGCCATTGCTGAAACGTCAAAAAATACAGTTGTTGCACCTGTTCCATCTGATTGATTTACTAATTTTATTACTACTCTCTTGTCGTTTTCTTGTAGGATTTCTGGTCCTGTTACTACGTCTGCCATTTTATTTACCCTCCTTAATTAAGTAAATTTAAGTGGGGCCGAAACCCCACTTAAGTTAATTGTTATTACGCTGCAAATACAAATGCACCTGTGACTTGAGTAGTCTCAGCTGCTAATTTTGTTGCAATGTGCCATGTAGCATTTTCATAACAAATGAAAGCAATCTGTCCACCAGTAGTCAACAAATTAGTTGTTGCGTTAGCTGGTGTGAAAGTTAATTTTGTTTCACCTGCTGCTGAAGTATCAAAAGTTACTTCACTTGAACCTCTTGATTCAATAACTGAACCTGTTGCAAAAACATCGGAACCAGCTGCATCAAAAACTAATGCTGTTGTTCCACCTGTAGTGTCTTTTGATTGACAATAAATTACTATTGTCCCTGCTGTTGCTGCGGGTAGTGTCATAGTTGCAGCTGCTGCACCTGTGTAATTGACTACAGAAATAGTGTCTGCTGCTAAAGTTACACCAGATGCTGTTGCTACATCTGAGATTGTTAAACCAGTTAAGTCAGGCATTCCTGAACTCATTCTAGTTGTTACTGCTCCAGTAGATGTGTTTTTAGTTGCTACTTGAAAGCCTTTTTCAGACCTTACCGGTCCGTTGAACGTTGTGTTTGCCATGTTATATTCCTCCTAGAATATTAAATGTAGTCCCTAGGGATGTCGACTGTATGCGTCTACATTTTATTTATTTAATATACAGTGTGATAATTATACAACAGATTTAAATAGAGTGCAAGAGATTCTGTAGTGAAAGTGGTATTTCAGTGGTGTAGCTTTTTGTTAAGTAGCTACGGAAACTTGTGGTGCAGAGTCTTCTACTTTGCTAACATGGTGTGCTAACTCAGCTTCTTTTGTCTTAATGTCAGCAATTACTTGTCTGACTTTATGATCTATTCTGACCATATCAAGAGTATATCTACCCTCGTTAAGATGCTCCTGCTCCCAACTCAACTCCAGAGACCTTTTCTGTTTGTATAGGTCTTGTAAGTTTGTCATCGTTAATCTCCTCAAAGGTTAACCATTTTTTTGTCAAACTATAAAAGCCTGACTTCTCCCAATTAATATCATTTTTTCCTAGTTTGTCAAGGATTGCATTCTCTATTTCTTTAGAGTCATCTGCAGCCATAACTGTAAATTCAGTTATGTATCCGTAGGCAGTAATTTTAATTAAGAATTTCTTCATTGTGTTTTTTATTTTGCAAAAAAAATGAGGCGGTTTTTAGGCCGCCTCACTTAAGTTTAGTTTAGACTACGCTGCGCCTGGTGATCCGAAGATACCTCTAGGGTCTGAGAATCCAAATGAATATCTCTCTCTAGCTTTGTATCTAACGTTTCCAGATTCAAAATCGCCTTCCATCGCTGTTTTAACTGGCGCTCTAACAAACATTTTCAGTCCATTAGGTACATCAGTTTTGATGAAAAACGCATCTGTGTCAGTTAAGTAGTGATTAACTACATAGCCTTGTGGAATCATTCCCATGTTAGCTACTGCATTGATGTCATTGTCAGCTGTTCCAACTCTACCTTGAGATTTCATCAATCTCTCAGCTGTGAATTGTAACTCAGAAGGAATAATTAGTTTCATTCCTCTTGATGCTATTTTTAACCCTCTCTCATCCGTCATTCCTGCGATATCAATTAACGACTGCTCTAACGATGTTTCGTTAAGGTCAGCTGCAGTTGATAGTTCATTTTTGAACGTTCCAGCAACGATTGGGTGAACAGCAGAACAAAGTTCTACTCCATCACCACCGGTGAAGTTTGAGTCAAACGCATTGTTTAACACATTTGCTGCTTTAACTTGTTTAGCGTTAGCCATAGATCTAGCTAATGCTTTTGTATATCTAGACGCAAGTCTATCGTACAAGTTATCTTCAATCGCTTCTTCTGTGATTGAGAACGCTAAAGCAAGCGTTTCGTGAGTGTATCTAGCAGTGAATGTTTCTTTTGCATCATCGTAATTAACTGAAGAACCTTCAGGTTTTACTTCTGCATTTCCGAAACCACTTAACATTACTTCTTCTTCAAAAGCTCTGTCTGAATTTTCGACATCGAAAATTTGTGTATGTTCATCTGCGTAGTTTTTGTATTCCAGGCCGAATAGTGCATTCAATCCTGGCTCTAGTTCTTTAACTAGTTGTGATCTTGATATTGCCATAATATTATTCTCCTATTCTATTAGACGCCTGTTGTTAGTTTAAATACATGCTCACCAGTATTGATAACGACATATGCGTTAGCATTAGCTGTAGCTGTATCATTGTTTGATGGATCTTTGGATATTCCAATTTGTTTTAATCCACCTGTAGTACCAGTAGATGATGTATCAATTTCAGAAGTTGATTGTCCAGAAATTGTGCTTCCTGCTACTCCTGTAAAATCGAAGTCTGAATTGTTCATCGCTGCCGTACCTGTACCATCGTGTTGTGCTTCAAACACTACATAGGGATCCGCTACCACTGAAGCAACGATATCTGCTGCTGCTACTTGTGAATAGAAAGCTCTCCATGTTGGTTTACCTGTTGTGGGGTCAGTATAAAACACACCAGAGAAAACACCCAATTGTTGTGTGTCTCCTGCTGCTGCTGGTTCAATACCACCACCTGCTACTGCTTCAACTATCTGTCCAGTAAAAATACTGCCAGATGCGTTATTAGCAATTGCATATTCTTCTGTTCTTATTTGTCCACCAGTAAGACTTCTTGCTGGTCTGAAACCGAACGCTGCATCTTGATTTGCCATATTTGTATCCTCATTATGTTTATGGTTTTATCCATAAACGGGTTAATTGTTATTTCGTTGGTAGGGATTAACCCGAGAATCGTTAAAAAATTAACTTTTCTTTGTACCACCGAAGGTTACACGAGTTTGTCTATCACTATTGATAGGCATACTTGGGTGCTGTTCCTTCATGAGGTCGTTGTCGATTGCATTATTTTTGTCTTGTGTTTGTTTCGCAAAATAAGCTTTTCGTGACTCAACAATCTCATTAGATATCCTAGCCAGCAATAGGCCGCCAACTCCAATCATTCCCTTGTATTTACCTTCGGTCACAGCTGGATAATCAGTCTCTGGATATTCATCGGCTCTAACCAATTCGTATCCTGATCTTAATTTAGCTGACATGTTTTTCGTATCATCGAATCCCATTGATTCAGCTCTTATCCATCTATGTTTAAACCCGTCTGGTGCAGGGGGTGAATCTAAAGATGAGGGTGGAGACCAAACTTTTTTTCGTTCTTCTTTAACTCTAGTTTGACTCGCACGTGAGGTTTTTATTTTATCGTTTTCCATATGCTTATATTCCTTCCGTGATTTTTAGTTGTTTCGCATACTCTTCTAATGGCACACCTAATTTTTTAGCGATTGTAACCTGTGATGGTGTGAGCCTCACAGTTTTGCGACCTGGTCTTGCACTTCGTGTCGCCGACACTACTGTTTGTGCAGGTTTAGTCGAAACCTTTTGTTCAGTTGTACTGAATTTATGGGGAAAGTCAAGTCTTATACGCTTATCAACTTCTGCATAATATTCATCTGAATTAGGATCAAAACCCTCTGTTTCAGTTAATTTTTTATGTAGATCAAACGCTGTATACGTCATAGCACTATCCTGTCCAAACCAAGAATTTCTATCTGCCCATGCTTCAGCTTTTGGATCTGGCTGTGGTGCTTGTTGAGCAGCAGGTTGTTGCATTGCAGGAGTTCTAACAATCTGTTCTTTATTTTCAGATTGTCTTTCCTTCATAGCGCCTAACCTTGCTTCATCTAAACCAAGTCTAGATATATCTCTTTGAGCTTCTACTTCAGCACTAATATCTCCGCTGTCTCTCGCAGTTGCAAGTTTTGCTTTTGCTGCTTCTATTCCAGATGTTAATCTATTTTCTAAAGCTTGAACATAATTTGGTTCCATTTTAGAAAATCTTGTTTTTAACTGTGTGTGTTGTTGTTGAACACCTTTGGCAAATTCTAAAGCAGCTTCTCTTTGTCTTTCTGCTTCACGCCATTTTTTAGTTAACTTAGCTATTCTTTTTTGAACACCTTCACTGTATTCTTCAATTTCTGGTTTAGCTTCTTTTTCGTTAGTAGTTTCTTCTACTACTGTTTCTATTACTTCTGGTGTTTCAACAGTTTCTTTTACTTCTACTTCTTTTTTTTCTGATATATCTACATCTACTTCAGGTCCTGAAGTATCTATATCCACCATTGGTTCTTTTTTTGTTTGTTCTGTATCTGGCATAGTCTTATCCCTTCTATGTGTTAAACGTTAAGAAGTACGGATTCAGGATCTTCTATTGTTCCTAGAACTTCGTCATCATTTAATAAACGAACTTCTCCGCCTTCGATGGGTAATCTTGATCCCGCATAACGTGCAAAAATAACCCACTGTCCTTTTTTGCACCACGGTCCTGTTGGATATTTTTCTTTATCATGATAGGCCAACGGTCCTAACTTGAGTACATAACCACAGTTAGTGGAAATACGTAATTTGTCTAAAGATTCTTGAGTGAATATAATTCCGCCTTTACTTTTTTCTTTAGGTGTAAAAGGTAAAACCAAAAGTCTCCAGCCGCTTGGTTCCGGTAACTGGGATCTTTGTGCTTCAATGGTTTCGGGATTTAATGGTTCTTTTTCTTCTATCTTTTTATACTTTTCTTCTAAAGCATTATTATGTTTTGGTATTTCTGTCGATGTCGATAACGTTTCCTTGCTCATCTTTTTGCTCCTTGTTGTTTAGCAGGTTAGAGATTTCCTGTAAAATATAATTATAAGATCTTGCTTGTCCTAACATATATTGATATTTTTCCATGTTGTCAACCCCACCTGTTATCATTGTGTCTCCAACAGCTTGTAATCTTTCTCTGACTATTTTTTGTATCTTTGCTACTAGAACTAATGGATCCACTAACAATCCCACTTTCGTAGTGATTTGTTTATTCTTGAATCTGGATCTCTTGCTGTTTTAGCTGAAGTTAATTTAGCTTTCATACCTTTCATTCTTGCGCAAAACGATTTACGTCTTGGATTTGTTTTTGATTTTGTAGGTGCTTTTAATGTGCCTTTTGTGTAGCTGGCTCTGCCTTTGGCATTTAAACCACCGGACTCAGACTTACCTTCTTTTCTAGTCCATGCCGCACTTCCACCATCATTAAAATAGGTTCTCATTACGCTGTTACTTTTTTCTTACTTTTATTTTTATTTTTTTTACTGTTCGGAAAACCTTTTTTTGATTCTGCGTAAACTTTAGGAGAAATAGTGCTATTTTTTTTTGAATTCATTTTTTCTCCTCTTTTCTTTTTATCTCTTACATTTTC